ATTGTCGCCGAACACATCGTAAACATAAGCCGACTAACAACCGCCTGATCCGAAGAATTAACTGGATCAAGCATGTCGAATTCTGCTTTTTTGTGGAAGTACACGTTGAAACCACCTTCTTCAACATTAAGAAGATAGGTTCTTGTAGCTGTTTGAGTAGAAAACCCGGAATAGTTAAGCCCACCAGATAAGTACATTGGAATACCACGGTACCAGATCTTATTGTGCCCAACTTTTGCCTGATCGCTATTACTCGAAATGATTTGCATTGCTCGCGTTGAAGCGGTTAATGCCTTCCAATGAGTATCGCCCAAAAGGCCAAGGGTTACTTGTGGAGCCGAATCAATCGTTGTTGCGTCAATTCCCTGATCTAGAAAACGGGTTACGTTTCCTGAATCTACGGAACCGTCCGACCAATCCGAAGAAGTATCAAATTTCTGGTTTCTAAACCAAACGGCATTGGCTGAACTTCTATCAATACCGCCAACTGTTCCGGTTGTTGGAGTTGTTGAAACGTGGGATGCAAGGCCCGCCATTTGCAAACCGCCTACCGCCGTTCCGCTAGAAAGCAACCCTTCATGAAATTTATTCATTTGGGTTCTTTCAAGAACTTTAAATTTACTTGCAATAAGTGGGATGTACTGTTCCGGCCCATCGTTCTGATACTGTTCTGAAAGCGTGAACACAACCGATCCTAGAATGTAGAACCAATTGAATTCAGCCGCATCCAAAATATTCTGTTCTGAAAGTGGGGCCTGACCAGCCGCACCAACCCAGTTTACAGTATCATTTTGTGCCGTTAATCCCTCAGTTACGATTGTTCGCCCGCCGGGAATACGAATAATGCCGCCCGCTTCTTCCATGTGTTTCATTACCGGAAGATTATCAGAAACGGCATCTTTTGCTTTTTGTGATCGCCGCCTTGCGGTTGCCGTCACAAGTTGACCTAATCCAACATCAGCCATTTTAGTTTAATCCTTTTTGAAGTTGTGCCAGTGCTATCCTCGCGGATTGTTCCGGCGTTTCGTTTTTTGGAATCTCATCATTTGTTATTGCCGGGCGTACCGCCGGAGCAATTCGGCCCCTTACGGTATTTGCGGCGCTAACCGCCCTATTATTTATTTCGCTGGATTGAGATCGGATTTGATTGGTCATGCTAGAATAACCTAGTGCCTCTCTTTTTTCGATAACCGCTTTGCGTAAAGCGTCACCATAAGATAAGCCTGGTTGGGTTCTAACAAGTTCTGAGATCCGGGGCCTCAAGAATTCTATAAACCCGCCGTCCTGAAGTTCTGGATAAGTAAATCTTCCAAAATTATCTTTTTCGGCTTGTACCGCTTGCATTTCAGAAAGTATCGGCTTTGCCGCTTCATGAACCGCTTGGGTACTAAGATGGTTTTTGACATGATTTAGTTCATTACGCAATGCTATAACATCAGGATGGTTGGAAATATCACCGGAACCACCACCGGCACCCGCCGTTTCTGTTCCATCTTCCCCAACAAATTTAATCCTATAGCCCCGATCTCTGGCCAATTGTTCAATGGTTGCTTTATCGGTTTTTGGATTAGTAAGTTTTTGATGTGCCCCGACAAGTGCCGCAATAAAGGCTGATTCTGTTACTCCATTTTCAGCCAATTCAGGATGTGAAACGTAGTAAGGCCGCACCGCTTCAACAATGTGTTTTGCTTCACCAGAATTTTTTGTGTATTCCTGTTGGGTTCTTGTAAAAAGCGCTTCATGATCTTTAAACATTCTTGCAACAGCGGGTTTAAACTTTTTCGGCAACTTATTAAAAAGTTCTTTTTCCGTTGGTGAAAGCCGATTTGGTACAGAATGATCTTCAGCCGGTTGCGCTTGTTGTTGTGCCGGTTGTGTTGGTTTGGTTTGTGTTACCGCTTCTTCAGGCTTTCTTGAAGCATCTGATACGGTTTCTTCGCTCGCCTCACCTTGATCCCCATTATCTTTGCCTTCTTGAATGTCTTTAAGCGCGGCCCTGATACTTTGCTCAACTGTTTCATTTTCTGGTTCCGGTGTTGTGGTTTCTTCAGTTACTTCTTCATTATCATCTAATAAGGTTGTCTCACTGTTTTGTTCTTGCATGCCCTTTGTTCCCTCCTGTGGTTTTCTTTTTCTTGTTCTGAAAATTCTACGCGATCATATTTAACATCGTAATAACTTTTTTCTATATCTTCTTTAATGTCCTTTTCTGGATCTTCTTCTCTTTTTCGTTCCCAATCTTTGAAGTGTTCACCGCCTGATTCTCTAAATCCGTGTTCTTGCAAATGCCGCCGATATGCTGATCTTGAATCGAAAACTTCCCTAAATGGTGTTGCATAACTTTCTATTGGTTCCATTGAATCGGGCAAAACCGCCGGTGCTTCAACCACAAGTTTTTTAGGCTTTTCGGTTTTGTCCATTGTTCCGGTTTTAGGATTATAAACAAACCGGCCCCGTTCCCCTTTTCCAAACTTGGGTAAATCGTCCATTTACTGCCCCTTGATTTTCTCTAGAACTTTTTCCGCGCTTACTTCTTGGGAAGTAATCATTTTTCCATCAAGCCCAACTAAAGAAGGCTTTGCAATTTGCCGTTCAAAAATAATTGCTCCAACAAGCTTTTCTTCTTTCTCGTCATGTTCTGGTTTCATTACTTGAAAATTCATGTGATAAGGAACCGTTGCAAAATGTTCAATTAGTTTCATGGGAACAAAACAAACTAACGAATCACCTTGTTTTTGAACATTCACAAGCGGAACTTCAGTTTCAATTTCTTCTGTTGAATCGTCCGGCTTTACTTTTACTTTTGCCATATCATCAATATGAAAAAGTACAGTTGCTAAAAGTGCCGCCGGTGAAATTTTTATTGGTTCATTCATAATTCATCATCCATAAGTAATTCTAAAAATGATAATTCTTCATCGTTCCTTTGAATAGCTTCTTCTTTTTGGGCATTTTCAAGTATTAATGCCTGAACTGATGGTTGCCAATCAGGTTCTATAATTTGTTTCTTTTTCTTTTTTTTCTTGTCACCAACTACCGGCGGCAAAAAAATCTTGTCCCCTTTTACATGGTGAAGATGCGGTTTAAGAAAAAATAATATTGTCACTTAACCGCCCATTCCCGTTGTTCCGAAAAGATGTTTAGGCGCTGAAACTACTGTGTCGATCGTAACTTCGTAAATCGGGCCAGGGAAAGGCCAAGAGCTTGCGGGAGATGGTATAGAGTTCTCAAGTATTGCCGCATCGAGAGTGAAGTAGCCGCCTGTCGTTGCAACTGGCAATAGTGCGCTCTCGTCCCAGAAGGGGTAATCCATCGGGGTGATCTGGTCGGCGCTTTGGACGCACAAATAATAAGTCGTTGACGCAGTAAGTGTATAACCAGCCCCAGATTCAACATCTGCGTAATAGTTCTCGCTGTCATCTTCCCAAAATAACGCAGTCGAAACCCAACCAACGTCGTTAAAGTCCGTGGGGCAAGAAGTGAATATCGCAAAACGGTAAGGGGCAGTAACGTATATCGGTGTTACATGTACTTGTATCAGCTTTATCGCCGCCGCCCCTACAGTGATTTTCCAACCCATCCAGCCGTAAAATTGATCGCCGTTATTCTGGTTTGTTCCAGCAGTTGGCTGAACTACTAACGTGCTCATATATGTTTGAACACTCCAAGTTTAGTGAAGAATCTTGCTTTTTTATTCACCTTGTCGCCGTGGTTTTTGCCGTGAAATTTTCCATCTTTGAAAGAATGGCAAACTAGATGCTTAGCACAAGGCCCGATGCCGATAAAAAAACCAAGCCCATTTGCCTGAGATATTTCACGCGCTCTGAGTTGTGCTGGGCGAGGATGAGTTCGATGGTACTTATCCTCTTTAGGAACGAAAACCACATCATAATCCGAATCGGGAGAATTGTTACCATACGCCCGTGAACCTACAAGTTGGTAATCAACTATTTCAATTCCATCGGCTTCAATGAGAGCTTTAATTTCCTTGCACCAAGCTTCTAATTGTTGGCGTTGCGTTTCCGGAAGATCTTCCCAATTAGGCCGCCATTTCGTGTCTGTAGTTTTACGCGGTTTTGGTAACATAGTTATTTATAAAAAAGATTAATTACTAAATCATTCGCGGCAACCGCTGTTGCGTCCGAATCGGCAAGCCCGGTTACGGCTGTTATCCCAATGCCAGAAGTAAATGGAATACAATGATCGGTAAATGTGTTTGCACCGCCGCCCGGTGGAATTGGAAACGAAAAGTACACCGAAGCCCCCGCCGTTGGTGTTCCTGAAGTATCATGAAACGCAACCTTACGAACGGCGGCATTAGAATTGTAAATATACCAACCGCATAATTGGCCCGCTGAAGCCTTCACGTTTGTTGCGTTGGTACTTGCCGCCGAAACAAGATGATATTTAGTAAGCCCGCCGGAAGTTGCCGGTACTACCTGGACAAGCCACGGTGTTGTATTGGCCGTGTTACCCGGTTGAACCGTCCACGTTCCAGATTGAGAAGCGGCCTGAGTTGGTGGAGCTTGAACGCTTGCGGAAATTTGTTTCAGAATTGAAACAATTGAAACCGCCGTGGTGTCCGTTGCCGTCGATTTGTTGTCGGTCTTTGTTCCAAGCGCATCGGTGTTCGTTTTGACTGAGGCGAGATTCCCGCCCGTCTCAAGCGCAAGTGCAGATGTGTTAAGGTTCGTTCCAGCGTTGGCCGTCACCTGCCCGATTGAGTTTGTGCCCGGAGGAATTGGAAGCACAGTTTGACTTCTGGCAAGGGGGCTCGCACCTGCGGTGACAGAAAAGGATGATCCGCTGTAGACTGTGCACCTTGCCCTTGCTGTATATCCTGGGCCATAAAGTGGAACGATAAATCCCTGTACTGCGCCTGTTCCTGTTGCTGATGTTACCGGGACATTGGTCGTGGTGTTTACAGGTATGGCGAGTGCCGAAAGCCAATTTGTTCCATCTGCTGAAACTTCAAATACAACCGTATGGGTTGCGGCAAAACTAGTTGCGAACCAAAAAGAAGCGGTCGAAACAGCCTTATAATATGTCGTGCCATAGCCAGTCGAGACTGTTTGACCAACGGCTGAGATTGTTGTTGACGCTGGCGCTGAACCAGTGATTTCAATTGTTGAACCCGGAACGATTGAAACATTCCCAGACATTGGAATACTCGATCCGAAAGTTCCAACGACCGACCCATCAACTACGAGTTGAGTATATGCAGGATTTCCAAGCGCAACGGCAGACCCGCCCTGATATAAATCCGCTGCGACCTTATCAGTGGTGCCGTGTGTCGTTTGGTCAATCCCGACTTTGCCGATCACATTCGAGCCGGAATTTAAGCCGACGTTCCAAGCTCCGCTTTGCGTGCAAGCGTTCGTCCACGAACCAGATTGAGCCGCATGCACCAAGTCAGTTGTTCCCGGAGTCGTCTGATCGGTTTTTACTGCAAACGGCGTATTGTTTGAAGATATTGTTACTCTAGGCGATCCCGTACCTGTTGTGCCGTTTCCCGTAAGAATTTGAGCATTTTTAACTGAACCAATTCCAACCATGAAATCGCCGAAATCGTTCATCACTCCATCATACCATTTATTGTCAGCACCAGGAGTTAGAGAATAACCGGAATCATATTTGAAATGAAATCTTGCATTAGTATCAACGCCTTTATCAGTATCTAAAATAACTGGACTAGCAAAAGATGATGCAACACCAATTCTAGGTGAATTTGATGCACTATCAGTAAGCTTGCATGAAACAGAATCTTGAGTTGAGTTAAGATGCCCGCCGGATGGTTGAGCAAATGCAATTGCAGGAATTAAAAGTAATGCCAAAAGTTTTTTCATCATGTTGCCTCAAAAACATCAAGATTTAATGCACCGCCGCTTGATTGAATTGCGTTTATTGCTTGTGTTGTATCAAACTTTAAAACCGCACCCGGCAAAAGCGGTACACCCTGACCAGAAACCGCCGCGGTTCCATAGTTAAGATAAAATGTTGTTGTGGTGTTGTTCACCAAATAAGAACCAGCCTTTCTCGAAGTGTTGGCCGCAATTACGGCACTAGAAACACCAGAAGTAAAAGAAGGCCGCGTTGGTGTAATAGTAACCATTTGTGGGGCCGTGGTTAGTGTTGTTAGTGGATTACCATCAGCATCAAGAAGAATAACACCTTGAATTTCTACGTTTGAAACATTCTTAAAAACCCGCACATGGTACCGCGGGCTTGATCCGTTTTCTACAACCTGATCATATGCCGTAAAAGCCGCCATTACATGCCCCCGCCCATGCCGCCCATATCACCGCCGCCCGGCATTATGCCGCCGCCGGTCACAATTGGAAGTTGTGGTGTTTCTGGTGGATTAACTTCTAATGAAGTTTGTGAACCGTCCGGCCTTGTGATTGTTGCCGTTCTTCGTCCTGGTGTTGGCATTGTGATATTGACATTCACCGGCGGCATTGAAGGAATTGGTGCCGGGTTTACCTGAATTATCTGTGGTGGTTGTGGTTCACTTGGCATTGGTGGTGTTTGCTGATTTGCAATTGCCGCATCAAGTTCAAGCCGCTGTTCTTGTAATGCTTTGTCTCTCTCATCAAGAACGGCCTTGAATTGTTCGATCATTACCCGCTGTTGTTCAATCTGAATTGAAGCCCGATCTATTTCGGCCTGTGTTGTTGCCACAAACTTATTAATCATATCTTCAGTTTGTGTTTTGAAGCTTTCAATTTGAATTCTTGTATCTTCTTGTGAAAGTTCTTTTGCCTTAACCTGATTATCAAATTGCGCTTGCATTTGTTCGGCTTTTGCCTTGTTTGCTTCAAGTTGAATCTTCATTGATTCATAATCCGGTGGTGTTGGTGGTGGTTGTGACATTGCCTTTTCAACATCAGAAACCGCGGATTTAATCATATCTTCAGATTGTGAAGAACCGCCCATTGCATTAATCACTGACAACAAAAGCTTTAGTGCAATGCCGCTGAATTCCCGGTGTTGCATGCCGCCGATAGTGGAAAGGCCCTGTAGCACCGTGTTAGAAATCATTTGTTGCTTTTGGATCTCGCGTTGTTCATCCCTAAAGCTTGTGGAATCAGTTTCAAAATCAATTTTAACTAATCTTTCTTTATCGTTTCTAAGCCGGGCAAGCGCCTCTGGAAATCTTTCATAGTGGCCGGGCTTGCCTGGTATTCCTTGCGGGTTATTTTGATCCGGAGGTTGTGCTGGTGTTCCACGTTCTAAATAATCATATCCAACAATCTGTGCTATTTTCTCATTTGAAAAAACTTTTAAAGCAACATCAAGCATGATTTCAGCGGAATCACGGGCAAGATCCACCATTTGTTTTTTCATGTACTTGAAAGAATCATTGGCTGAATCGGCCTTAATTCCTTGTGCTTCTGCGGTATCAGCCGGATCGGAAATGCCGCGCAAAATGTCCGGCAAATTAAACCATTCAAAGAACAGTTGCTTAAAGTGTTCTTCGATTTGAAGCATTTCAGTAAGTGCGGCAACAAGTTCTTGAACGTCAACCCATTGCATTATTTCTTTAATGCCGCCTTTTTCTAAGATGTCCGAAATATCAACACCGGCAAGATATTCTTCACCATCAAGCCGGTTAAGCGCCTGTAAAAGTTCCGGGCTTGCACCATGAACCAAACACCGCCGCCGAATTGAACGAACTAATCTAAAAGTTCTTTCATAAATTTGGTGTAGTTGGTTGGCCGTTGCTTCTAAGTAAACCCAAATTGGTGTTGGGTATAATGATTTTCTTTTCTTGTTGGAAATTATGAATGATGGTGAAGGAAAGAAGCGGGAAATCCCAAGCGGATCTGGTTGTTCTTTTAAAATATCGCCGTAAGATTCAGAAACCCAATAAACTGTTTTGTTATCTAAACAGTAAATTTCCCATCCTTCCAGGGTTTCAACTACGCTTTCCGCGTCATCACTATCATCTTCAGAATCTTTACCTTTCTTATAAGAAAGTTGCTTTGTTTTATCTGGATTAAATTTTTCTTCAGCTTCTTCTTTTTCCAGGCAAAACTTATAGGCAATTTCTGTAATTTGTGCCGGAGTTTTTGCGGTTGGAGTATGCAAGATTTCATCAAACGCTATTGGGGCCAAGTAAATTTTCTGTGTATCTTCAATGGCCTTTTCGCCCATGTAGAAATAACCACCACCGTCACTTTGAACTTGGCCGGTATACGGTTGGTTGGTTGCCGGATCAACATATCCGGTTGGTTGGTTGGTTGCCGGATCAATTTGCGGCATTAACGGCATGCGGGCCGGTTCTGTTTGTGTTTCGTAAATAACTTGAGTTGTTGCCTTTGAAGCATGAATGAAATCAGAACAAGCCCCAAGCATCCCTTCATCAAAGTGGCCGTTATCAATTAGCCATTGTCCAAGCCTATCGGCAATTAATGACATGGTAAGCGCCATATCATCTTCAATGCCAAACCGCCGTTGTGCTTTTACTTTTGGAGATCGTGAATAGAAAGCCGGTTCAAGTTTCTGTGTTGAAAACTTATAAATAGGATAACCGCGCTTACTCCCCTTTTCGTCACCATCTTTTGCAACTTTGTTTTCTGCTTCGTCATAAGCCGATTGTGAATCATCCCAATGATCTTTTGCCGCTTTCTTTGCGGCCTTCAACCATTTCTTAAAATAACCAATTGTGTATTTTTCTTGTGTTTCCTTTGCTTCATCATCAGTAACAAGCTTAGGTTGATCGGCATTATCTTCTGGTAACATATCCTGTTTCTTTGGTTTGGTTTAACTGGTTGATTATGTGCTTAACAGTGACACGTTTGTTTTTGTCCCGGAAGTCAACATTTTTTTGTTCTTGATTCGGCAAGGCAATGGGCCGTGTCATGAGTGCATACCGGTGCCGATCCGCGTCATGGTCATCTTTTCCAATACAATCACTTAAATTCAATGGGTTATATTGCAAATTTCCAATGCTATCTAAATCTTCTTCACATTCTTCAAACCAAAAGGAAAGCGGATAACCATCTTTCCCATCAAGCCTATAATCCACTTGTGCCCAACCATTCACCCGGCGATTATCGGCCCGCCTGAACTTAACACCATTTTTTGCAAAGATGCCAAATATAGATTCGCCGTGACCTTTTTGTTCAAGAATATCACCACCAGCAACCCGGAATAAAATGTGTTCGCCCCGTTCCCTTTCTAGAATTCCCTTGGCAACATCAGCCGCATTGATTTTGGGAAGCCCGGCACCGTTCCATCGCCGATAGCATATGACGGAATCACGAGCACAAAATAGTTCTGTTCCGGTTAATGAAGAATAAATTCCAACCGCTTCTGATGCCACTGTGTACCAGCCAATAGAAAACGGATCGCCTTCACCGCAAGCGCCGTGATCATATGACATGAACCGCGGCCAATGATTAGGAATCATAAACGGCTTGATAAGATGAAGATCTTTATCCACTTGAGGAAAGAAAGCACCAATGGGGGCATCCCACCGGCCTTGTAAAAGTGCGTCAACATAACCTTTTGAACCAATGCCGTGAAGTTTTGCCGCGTATTCAACCGGGTTTAATGAGGGGTTATCATTAAGCCTTGCCGGTATGAATTGCCGAAGCATGCCGCCTTCTTCTTCTGATGCCCGCCAAATTTCGCCGGGCTTGTGGCCGTCCACAAAAGTTTTCTTTAAGTGAGATTTGCCGGGGCCAATGGGGTTTGCTGATAACAATACCCGCGGGAATTGATACTCTTTTTTCTTAGAATTGCGCCAATATTCTTGTGGGATAAGGTACTTTTCTGGAATTTTATCAAGAAATTGTTCAGGTAATCGAACACGAGAACGAAGATAATTTATCATGAACTTTTCAAATTCGCCCGCTTCAGCAATGTTTAGCACATGGAATTCAAAAGAACCGAATCTGAAAACGTCCTTGGGATGTTGGCAATGACACAAAAAGATTTTTGAACCGTTTGGAAACCTGATTTCTTTTGCAACAATTTCTGTGTTTGCTTCTGGTTCATGGATTAAAGGCCCCAACATTTGTTGGTATCCTGTTGGGCCTTCAATGTAAGATTTTACAAGATCCTGATAATTGCGCCGAAACAGATAGTATTGAAGGCCGGGAATATCTAGGCACCACGTTATTGAAGCAACCCTTTCAAGATGGGATTTACCACCGCCCGCCGCACCGCCATAAAGTAATTCAGTGGCCGGGGATATGAAAGCATCAAACTGTTTTGGCCAAAGATCAAAATCAAGCCTGATCTTTTTCTTTGGTTTTTCTGTTGACATGAACTTCAACCGTTAAACCAGAACCATCTTTGCCGGTGTGTTCCTGTGTGATTTTCTCGCCGTACTTATGCCGCGCAATTTTTGACATTAAAAACTTTCTTGTATCAATTCTAAGCCTGGATCTTTCAAAGTGTTCACGATCAAGAGTTTCTATAATGCGGCCACTTTTGGTTTCTTTTTCTATCCAATCGTTTGAACCATCTTCAGCGATTTCGATAATCTGATCTGCAAAGGTATCCATTTGATCTTCACGCGCCTTTGCGTACATAGCACGAAATTCTTCATGCTTTGCTACCCACTTTCGTACCGTCCAAGCCGCGGGCATTTTTTCATCACGGCAAATTTGAATTAATGTTTCCCCTTCAGCAATGCGCGTACAAATTTCTTCGGCTAATTCTTTTGTAAGTTTTGTTGATCTACCCATAATAAAAAAGGCCGGTTACTCCTCGCAAAATAACCGGCCTAGGTTTTGGTTGTCTATTTATGGAGATATGAAATCTTTAGCAACCCTTGGAACCTTTTGATCCCTTTTTGCCGCCTTTTTTACCTTTTGGATTATTTTCCTTTTTTTTCGTAGCTTAATTGGATATTCGCACGTCCACTTTTAAGACTGAACCGAATTTATAGAACGTGCAAGCATAAAAAGCTTCTTCAGTGTACTAGTAAAGACGAAGCGCCGATCACGAGGTCGAACAAACCGCCGATTATGCCCGGTGATTCCTTGCAATTCTTTTGACCAGGGCAAGAGCATTTGGCAAGAATGGGCTTGTCTGAAGTAACTTCTAGCTGATTGCAAGTTAAGCTCATTTCCATCGTTGGAGCATATTCGGCTTGTGTTGCCGCGGAACTTTGGGCGCAACCCGTGAAGTTCAACAAAATCAGTGCCAATAGGCACAAAATTATTAGTTGTCCCAACGGGGTTAAATACGAGAAAAGCCGCGGGAATTTCATCTTTTATTACCCTGAAAAAATTTTCTAAAGCAAGCTTTGAACACCTAGTTTCAAGTTCCGGAGATATAAGGATCGCAAGTCTTTCTGATTTGTATTGGTCAATAAAGGATTTAATCGGAGCAAGTCTTGAAAGAATTCTTTTTGTGGTGCTTCTGTTGATTCTTCTGAGTTTTCGATCAAATTGCTTTGAATTGAGAGATCCGAAGAATTCACCGGGGCCGCATCGGTGGAAAGCCCGGCACGATCCATTACTAAGGTGAAATTCAATGATGAAAGATTTTCCGGCGTTTGATTCAACCAATGAGTTAATACAGGTAAAATCATTCCCAAAAGTTCCAACAATAGTTGCCACGGCGATTGTTTGGGAGTCACCAAAAGTTGAAACGAGTGCTTTACAAGGGAATCGTTTTCCGAAGATTGCAAATGCTGAAATTCCGGTTGTTTGTTGTCCATGTGCATTTACTTGAAAAAGTAAAACAAAAACCAGAATTAAAACGTATTTTGGCATTTGGTATGCAAAACTTGCATAGTCATTAAGCGGCCTGGCATGCCCGCCATTCATTTTTACTTTAACTGAATACAATGTGACCAACAAGCCCTAAAGTTTCTTACGGTACCGGCAAGGCTTTTGAAGAAAGTGCCGCCCAAACATGACAAGCATCACGGGAAAGCGTTTTTTAGCATGCTATAATATTAAAACAATATTATACGGCGAATAGTTCCACCGAAATGTAGAACTATTGGGGAACTATTGTGGAAGTATTCGTTTATAACTATATATATTTATTATATATATTGAATAATTCTACACTTCTACAGGGGGAGAGCCTAAACCCCTTTTTTACGGTTTAACACCGTTTGATTTTTGATTTTTAAAAAAGGGTCTATACCCCCCGAAATGTGTAGAATTATTCGATTATGTAATTATTCCGAAAGGTTATACGCGAATAGTTCCGCAAAACTTGTGGAATTATTGTAGAACTATTCAAAAAGTTAAAGGATATAGAAAGGTTACGCGGCAATACTGGTGTAGAACTATTCAAATTGATTGTGACCATCAAGAGATCCTTACATTTAAACAGCCGTGAAACAAGTTACTTTTTTTCGACCGTCAACTTCTTGTTGGTGTTTTTGCCAAAACCCGGCATCAACAAGATCGTCAATAAGCGCGATTCTTTCAGAACGTGAAAGGTTCAGCCGGTATGATCTTTTCGTAATCATCGAAAGCGTTGCAGTTTGGCCGGGGGCAATAAGCGCTTTGAATTTTTCTTTGGTTTTTTCTCGTTCTGAAGAATATAGGCAATTTTCACATTTTTCAATTGCACCCTTAATTAAATCTTCAACTATTTGGGCCGCCATATGATCAATTTCAAAAGTTCCGTTTCCATCGTCACAAAGAACGGTTGCAACCTTTAAATATTGTTCATAAGCCCTTGACCAAAATATTCTTTGAATTTCGGTTTTTGCTGATTTCAGCATCATTTTGAAATCGTTTTTCCTAAGTTTTCGGCGGCCTTTATCGAATTTCACCATGATTCTTTTAGTATCAAAAATCTTGGCTAAATTACCCTTTTCTGATTTTTCGGCGTTTTCTATCTGAATTATCTTTTCAATAATTTGGTTTGCGTCCGGTGCCGCGGGCCGTGTCTTTGGGGTTTCTTCAGGTACAAAAAAAAGCAACCACCGCGATAAAAACCCATCTTCCACAAAATCTTGGTTGAGTGCTCCAAAAAACCTGTTTGGAGTTGAAGCACCAAAAATTGAAAGATACGGTTCTTTGATGTCAACCCGGCTTTGACTCGAATATTCTTTACCCAAGTAAACTTTCCCTGATGATGAAAAAAGATCCATCAAAGTACTTAGAATAAGCGCCCGATATGAAGCGTTGGATTTTGAAAGTTCAGAAAGAGCAATTCCAAACTCATCCCAAATTAAAAGCCGCCGGGCCTCATCTTGAAGCGCTTTAAGAAGCCCGGAATCAGAAGCGGGTTTTCCCATTAAAAGTTTATTCATGCCGCAAGTAAGCACTAAATCCTGTATTGCGCGTTGGGCCTGACTTTTCCCGGTGCCGGAACTTGCCACAACGCAACAATAAAGATTTGGTGCCACTTTTTCCGGCACTTCATACCGCTTGCTTTTAAGCGCCGAAACAAAGGAAAAGGCCGCGGGAATGGAAATTTGGGCACAAGAATTTTCTAGCGTTGAATCAACGTATCTCGCAATTTCCCCCACAAGGCCCGGCAACACTTCCAGAAGCGGATCGCCGTTTGGGGCCTTCATGTTACTTGCCTTTATTTGCCAAAATTTTCTTAGTTAAAGAATATATTTCAGCGGGCGTAACGTCCGAAAGCTTAGAAAGAATGGGCCAATACTTCACCGGAACGCCCGTTTTCCTCCATCTTTCCACTGAAAATTGATGAATACCTATTTCAAAGGCAATTTTGGAAGCGCCCCCGCAAAGTTCAAAAAGTTCCTGTAATGATTTAATTTCTTTTGCCATAATTTCCTTATACAAAAAGTGTTGACATAAAAGTTATACAGGTTTAACCTTGGCCGGTCAACTTAACTTTTTTGGGGGAACATATGGAAATTAAAACCACTAAAATTAATAGGCCGCCGCGCTTAGTTGTGTACGGCCCGCATAAGATAGGCAAAAGCACTTTTGGTGCTTCTTGTCCGGCCCCGGTATTCATTCAAACTGAAGATGGTTTGCAGGGAATCACCACAAGCGCTTTTGATTTGTGCACCGATTTAAACGATGTGTTTGCATGCCTTAACTTTCTTTACGAAGAACAGCACCAGCACAAAACAGTTATCATTGATTCTTTGGATTGGCTAGAAAAGCTTATTTTTGCTGATATTTGCAAAGAAAAAAGCTTAACCGACATTGGGGAAATCCCATATGGCCGCGGTTATTCATTGGCCGAAAACATTTGGAAGAACATCTTAAACAAGCTTGAAGAACTTAATCTTGAACGGCGTATGATGGTTGTTCTTTTAGCACATGCCAAGATTGAAAAGTTTGAAGATCCAGAAAGAGAAAACTACGATAGATATTCATTAGATCTTCAAAAGAAAGGGGCCGGGCTTGTTTCAGAATGGGCCGACATTCTTGGGTTTGCATCATACCGCGTTGCAACACTCACAAAAGATGCAGGTTTTGGTCAAAAGGTTGTGAAGGCAAAAAGCACCGGTGAAAGAATTTTAAATCTTGAAGAAAGAGCATCTTTCACCGCCGGGAATCGGTATCAGTTGCCCGCACAACTTCCCTTTTCTTGGGATGCTATAGCCGCGGAACTACGAAAACCCAAAGAAAAGAAAGAAAATTTGGCTGAAGTGAAGGCTGAAAAGCAAGTTGAAGTTCTTGATAAAATCGAAGCACCGGAAGAAGTGGAAAAACCGCTTGATAAAAAAGCCGGTGAAATTTTAAAGAAGGCAAGAAAGGGGGCAAAATGATTCGTAATCAATACAAAAATGAATTTTTTCAAATTGATGCTGAAGAATGGCGAATTTTAACGGCAATTCTTTTATATGTTTTCGTGGGCCTTGATCAATGTGATCCAATGACGATTGCAGTAGCAATACAGAAAGCAAACGAAATGATTGAAGCTTTAGAAAAACAAAAGGAAATCAAAAAATGAACACCGAACAATTCTTAGAACAAGTTGACAAGGAAATTCAAAATATCCGTGTTGGAGTAATCACTACGGATGCGGAACTTAAAGGGGCCGCCGAATTCTTGCGGGCCGTTAAAACCCGTATGAAAGAAGTTACTGAAAAGCGCTTTTCTTTAACTAGGCCGCTTGATGAATCAAAGAAAAACATTATTGAAATGTTTGAACCGCATCTTTCCTTGTTGGCTGATGCTGAAACGAAACTTAAAGGGGCCATACTTGCTTATGAAAGAATCGTTGCAGAAAAACGCGCCGAAGAACAACGGCGGGCTGATGAAATAGCAAGAAAAGAAGAAGAAGATAGAAAACAACGGTTGCTTGATAAGGCTGAAATAGCATTTGGGGCCGGTGAGTATAAAGTTGCCGCCGATCTCGCTGAAGCGGCACTTTCAACAAGAGTTGTTGCACCGAACATTGCCGCGATTGCAAGGCCCGGCGTTTCTGTTCGCTCCAAATGGAGTTACAGAATAATAGATGAAAAAAAGATCCCACAAGAATTTTGGATTTTAGATCTTAAAAAAATTGGGGGATATGTTAGAACCATGAAAGAAAAAACTTTAATTCCTGGCATTGAAGTTTTTGAAGAAGAAGTTGTTGCCAGTTCTACGTTGTAATTAAAAAAGGAAAATTAGCATATGGGAAATTTACAATTTGATGTTGATGAACATGAACCGAAGAATATGAACTTTGAACCACTTCCAAAGGGTAGATATTTGGCAATGATTTCTTCCACTGAAGTTAAACCAACTTCAAATGGGGCCGGAATGTTGTTAAAACTTGAATTTGATATTTTGGAATCAGGCTTTGAAGGCCGCAAAGTTTTTGATCAACTGAACATCAAAAACCCAAGTGAAAAAGCGGAACAAATAGGCCGGGGCATGCTTTCAGCATTATGCCGGGCTGTTGGGAAAGTGGGCATTGTTGATGATTCTTCAGAACTTCACGATTTGCCGCTTGTTATTTCGCTTAAAATTGAACCGGCATCTGAAGGGTATGAAGCAAGAAACAAGATTACCGGCTTTTATCCGGCTGATGTAAAACCCGCGGTTGCATCGAAGAAAAAAGCGGCACCAGCGGCCAAGAAAAAAGCGCTTGAAGTTGTTGAAGCCGAAGAAGAAGATGATACACCCGATTTCTTAAAATGAAATTACACAATTATCAAATAGAAGCGATCCGATCCCTTTGGGAATTCTGGAAAGAAAACCCAAAGGGAGGATCGCCCCTTATTGTGGCCCCAACCGGTTCAGGAAAATCAGTTATTATTTCTGACATTATCCGGCGTGTGATTTCCAAAAAGCCGGAATACAAAATTTTGATTGTCTCACATAGAAAAGAAATTCTTGAGCAAAACGCCCATGAACTTCAACGGTTGATGCCTCAAGAACCCATTGGCATTTATTCGGCGGGCCTTGGGCAAAAGCGTTTCAGAAGAATTACATACGCAAATATTCAAAGTGTTTTTAAAGCCGATATTCCAGAAACCCAACTTGTTATTGTTGATGAGTGCCACTTAATCCCGAAAAATTCCGATTCAATGTATCAGAAGTTTTTAGGCCGCGTGTTTGCAAAAAATCATAATGCAAAAATGGTTGGCCTTACTGCTACACCGTACCGGCTTGATCAGGGTAGTTTGATTTCTGAAGATTCCCTTTTTACTCATGTTGCTTATGACATTGATGTAAGAAGTTTAATTGAACAGGGGTTTTTGTCACAATTGATTTCTAGGCCGTCCGACACTGAAACCGATTTATCAAATGTGAAAACGTCCGGTTATGATTACAATCAAGGGGATTTAGAAAGCGCCTTTGATCCAATGACGGAAGCCCATGTTGAAGAAGTGATTGCCAAGGGGCAAGGCCGGAAAAGTTGGTTAGTTTTCTGTTCTTCAATTAAGCATGCTGAACACGTTTCAGAAGTTTTAAGTGCAAAAGGAATTTCATCATATGCGGTTCATTCCCAAATTTTTGACATGGAACGTGATCGCCGGATTAGAGAATTCAAAGAAGGAAAAGTTCAGGCAATAACAAACTGTGATGTTCTAACCACTGGTTTCAACCATAAGCCGGTTGATCTGTTGGTGTTGTTGCGTGCCACAAAATCTTGCGGGCTTTATGTGCAAATGGTTGGCCGGGGTACAAGAACCGCTGAAGGCAAAAAGAATTGTTTGGTGCTTGATTTCGGCGGCAATATTGAACGTCATGGGCCGATTGATTTGATTTCTGTTTCAGTGAAAAAAGATAAGAAGGCCGAAATTAAAAAAGCGCCTTCAAAAACTTGCCCGGCTTGCGGTTGCGTTGTTTTTATAAAGGTTCTGCGTTGTCCTTCTTGCGATTATGAATTTCCGCTTGCTTCAACAAAACTTGAAATTGCATCAACAAACGCTCCTATACTTTCTCAGATTGAAGAACGTGAGGTTTTATCGTGGAATGGCAAGATTCACCGGAAAGAAGGAAAGCCGCCTTCTTTAAGGCTTGATTATTCACTTGGATCATTTACTCGCATTTCTGATTTCTTGTGCTTTGAACACGGCGGTTTTGCTACGCATCAGGCTGTTAAAAAATGGGTTATCCGTGGGGGCAAGGCCCCTGCGCCCAAAACAACCCAAGAAGCATTTGAAAGAATAACAGAGTTATACGAACCGGATAAAGTACAGGTAAAAAAAGATGGTAAGTATTTTCGCATTGTTAGCATGACTTTTAAACCAATGGGGCCAAGTGCTTTAGAAATATACGGAATAAACATTTAAAGCAAACAAAATATGTTGACGTATAATGCTATAAGAGTATGATGGGCAAATTGGATGTTTAACTTTTTGGGAGAAAAGAAAAATGAAATCTTTTATTGGTCAAATAGTCGGAAAGGTTTTTCATGCTGATGGTGTAACTGATTCTTTATATAGAATCGAACCGGACAATAATGAAAAATTTATTCGGATTCAAAATCGCCGCCGCGAAGATGGTTCTATGAAAGAATACACAAGCGAAGTTGGCCGACGATGTGCCAATGATATTTGTTTTGAATATTTCAAAAAAGAAGTTTCACAATGTTGGGGGGAATTTGGTTTTTCTGTTGGATACAAAAACGAAAAAGGCTATTACCATTCATCGGAAACAAATTAGGCCCCACCATTTTATGTAACAGAATTTTTAGGAGGAATATGAAAACAATTCTTAACGACACTCGAACGATTGAAAGCATTCAATTCAGCCTACTTGACTCACCTGATTTTGCTGTGGGTAAGTTTGGCGTCACAAAAATCGAAGCATATCCAGAAGGCGGAATGTCTTGTGACATTCCTTGGATTAATGTTTTCAAGGGCGACGAGATTATAAAGCGAATTTGCTGTCATCAGCTTGCGGCGATTAATTACGCGAAGAACTAACCCCACGGAGGCGCATGAGTAAAACACACGTTGAATATATGAACGAGGGCACACATGGCACCCAGCGAATTGAACTTAACGCTTCTCGATATTGTATGCCTTTTGGAAAGTATAAGGGCGAGTCTTTGGGTGATATTCCTGCTCACTATCTTCTTTGGCTTGCTGATGAAGCTGATTCCTGTCCGAAGGAAGTGAAAGAATATGTCGAGAAAGAGCGAAGGCATTTAGAAAAGGAGGCGCATGAGTAAAACGAAAAACGAAGGCTTAAAACTCTTGCTTAGGTTGGCCCGGTTCCGGCGAAAACTTCAGCCGTGGGAACCGCCAGAAAGTGATTTTGCAGATAAAGCGGTTTTAATGTTTATGGTTGTAAATGAAAAAAGGAAAAAAGGTTATGGAAAGAATATTGATAGTAACTTATCTAGCGATCATTCTGGTGTGTTGTCTGACCGGATGCGTTAAGCACATTGAAACGTCCGGCGGCACCAAAATTGATTTTGTTACCGGCTTTGATTTTGGAGCCGGTTTCAATGGTGTTGATAAGGTTGATAATAAACGGGGAATTAACCCGGAAGGAAAGTAAGTATGAAATACTTCATTCTTGGATTAAAAATAATCGGTGCTTGGGTTTTCGTTTCTATAATGGCACTTGGGATTTATTCAACCCCAATTGTTTATAGAATACAACAATCTGGAAGTCTTGAGTGCTTCAGCTTGTCGCACGAAAGCACCGATAACAAAACGGCTTGGATCTCTCCCACTAATACAAAAAATTGAGTAGTACCGGCCCCCGAAAGGGGGCCATTTTTTGAAAGATGCAATGAAACCAGAAATTAAAGAATGGCTTGAAAAATTTCAATTTAGAAAATCCCCTATCAATGATTCTTACTATGTTTATTGTACTATTTGCATCGGATCGGTTGCATTAGAAAAAGCTTCAACGCCTCAAGATTTGAAAGATTTAATTTTAAAACAAGTTGAAAAATCATGGGAAGATGAAAATGAACACACTTAGAGAAAAAATCAAAGGCTTTGAAAAGTTCCTTCAGGCCCGGAAATTCAAAACAAAACCCGGCTTTCTTTTTTGGGAAACCGGCCTTGTTCTTCGGATCTCGAAAGTTGAACTTGCAAAATGTGAGAGTGAGGAAGAACTTAAAAACAAGCTTTTTGAAATTGTAAAAAAGGCTTTAGAATTGGGAACTGTAGAATGAACATTACCTGCAACAAATGCGGCACAACTTATGTTGTAAACTCGGCCTTTGGGATGCGCGAAGAATGTTAAGAAACGAAATTAAGAAAATTTTTTTATCGTTTGAAAGCGTATTTGGTGAAGTTAATGTTAAAAAATAGGAGTCAAATGAAATATGAATGTTTTTTCTTTATCGCGTTTTTTAGTGGGATATTTTTTATAATATGTTTATTTCCGGTCGCGCTTTATTTCTTAAATTGGTGGTTTAAATATTGGGGTTTGATATGAGTTACAATGATGGGGAATCGTGCGCCGGATGCTTAGTTATTATAGTTCTTATCCTACTTATAATTTTTCTACTCGAAAGAATATGATCTTAATCTGGTTGAAAATTTACAACTTCTTGGGGCCTGATTCCTTGAACAAGAAACAGGCCGTTGAAATTACTTCAGCGGTTAGAAAACTGATAAGAACCGAACTTCCAATAAAACTGACCTATACCTATCGAGAGTGCCCCGATCCGTTCCCTGAACTTGATGGATCGGCAAGTGGGCCGCTTAAATACAATAAAACCTTTAAATGGATTTCTCAGTTTCAGAAAAACCCGGAAGAAATCAATCTTGGCATTTTGCCCCCGGTGCATTACAATCAAAACAAATGGACTACCGGCGGATCGTCCGGTGTTGGTATGATGTATCAACCAAACGCAACTTCTTTGGTTTCGTGCTGGTACGGTAATAAGAACATGGCCATTACCGCAATTGAACATGAACTTGGGCATATCCTTGGGGCACATCATACGAATACAGAAGATGTAATGAACACAAACGCAACAGGAATTGCAAAATTTCCGCTTCATTTTTCGGATGTGAGTAAACAGGAAATCAGAAGTTTTTTGAAAATATAAAGGAAACAAATTATGAAATCATTAAATCTTGATTATATGAAGCCCTCAGATAAAGGTTTAGAAATCATTGCAAAGGCAAGAAACATTGCAAAAGAAGTTGAAAAATTTATCAATGAAAATTTAGTTGATTCGCGTGAAGCATCCCTTGCCTTAACCCATCTTGAGGTTTCTATAATGTATGCTGTTAAAGCTATTTGTTTGCAACACCCAATGAAGGCAAAAAGAATTGTTTGGTGCTCGATTTCGGCGGCAACATTGAACGGCACGGCCCTATTGATTTGATTTCTGTTTCAGTGAAAAAAGATAAGAAGGCCGAAATCAAAAAAGCCCCTTCAAAAACTTGCCCGGCTTGCGGTTGCGTTGTTTTCATAAAAGTTCTTCGATGCCCCTCATGTGATTATGAATTTCCACTTGCTTCAACAAAACTTGAAATTGCACCAACCAGCGCTTCTATACTTTCCCAAATTGAAGAACGTGAAGTTCTTTCATGGAATGGCAAAATACACCGAAAAGAAGGAAAGCCGCCTTCATTACGGCTTGATTATTCACTTGGATCATTTACTCGCATTTCTGATTTTTTGTGCTTTGAACACGGCGGGTTTGCTACGCAATATAATTGATGCAAAAACAGAATGATTACAAGCGTTTTAACATTACAAAGAACTTCTTGTTTTGATCCAATTGAAAAAATTTTAGAAAAAAATGGGTTCATAAAAATTAGTAATTTGCATGAAAGTACTTGGAGTTACAAAAACCCAAATTCAGGAATTGAAATCACATTAGATCTTAAAATGTATTATTCTTCACAATTACAATCTATTATTCAAAACATAGAATCTTTAATTTCAGAATCTAGGGAAAAATTAATGCACTTTGAAGAATCTTCAAACTATTTTGGTGAATGAAAATGAAGTTGATAGAAAAAATCAATGAAATCGCGTTGAAATATACGCGCTGGAATGATGAAGATGCTGAAGATGCGGCCCGCGCAATGGCAAAAGAATGGGCCGAAAAATGGAAAGCTTTTCGTGAATCTACCGGAAATCAAGCAATTCAATTATCAACACCCGTAACACAAGAACTTCAAGATTTAATCAATAAACAAGTTAAAGAACTTGATGAATGGAGCGCCGAAGCATGTCATCTTTAACCGTTGGAATTATCATCAGCATTATCACGGTTGCCGCGCTTGTTTGGGATGTGTTCTTGTACACTGACAAAGTTGATCGTAATTCCATCAGCCAAGTATTTATTGATGCTTCAAAGAAATGGCCGATCATTGCATTTCTTTGGGGGTTTTTGATGGGGCATCTTTATGGATAAAGCACTTGCAACCGGCATTACTTGGGGAATCGCTTTAAGCGCTGTAATTTGGTGGATCTCTTTTTCTTTGGTTTATGTTCTTTGTGATTAGTTATGAATGATTTTTTAACTTCTGTTCTTTCCACTTTCCTAGTCATTATTCCTTGGGCCGCTTTCTTTGTTTTCTATGGTTACAACCTAGAAAAACGGCTTGATGATCATGAAGAAAAAGAACATAAAGCAATTGCCGGAATTATGAACAACAACTTCAATGCTATGCACGAAAGATTGAAAGATTTAGAATCAAAATCATGTGTTCTAAATCAAGAAATCAAAGAAATGAAAGAATTGAATCTTATCGGCAATATTCAATAATTAAGAATGAAACAAGTTCTGAAACAATGATTCGTTTTCTTCTTCAAAAAATAGCACAAGATGAAGCACAACTTGAAATGCTGGAAGAAGATTTAAAGGCCGCGGGCAATTTCAAATTGCGGGCCGATATTCGAGAAAAAATAAAAATTCTAGAAAGCAGAATTCAGCTTTGGAAGAACGATTTGCAAAAAAAGCGCTTCTTACTTGGGGGAAGAAGTGGGCAAGAATACGGCCAAGGCTGAAACAAGAGCAATGCCCGCTGATGCCAAGGAATCAATTTGTACTTGTGATAAATGAATTCCGGCAAGCGTTAAAAGCCCGGCGATCCCTAAATAAGTGCTTCTTTCTTTAAGTCTATTTAAAATGTATTGCATTTAATCACCCTAAATTATAAAATAGCTTTTGGCTATATGCCGATTTCTCCTAAGAAATTTAGGCCGGTTTGGAATCCACTTCAAACCGGCTTTTTTATTAGAAATCATAACTTACGTTAAAATTTGCACCCTTTGCGCCCGCCGCCGTCCAATTCACGGAACCGCCCGCCGGGTAAAGATTAATTACAGAACCGGCACTTAAAACTTGGGCCAACACGTTTGTTTGATAAACCCCGTTATCATTGCCGGTATTGCCGCCTTGCATCATATCCGGCCCCGCCGCCGCGGTTATCGGCAATGAAACAGTAAAACCGGTTGTGTTGCTTGTACCATTCACTGAAGTTGCTAACATCACCGTACATCGGCGGCCCGTAACATTGAATTTTGCCGTGAAAGTTGGATTTGCAGAAAACCCGGTTAAAGTTGGAGTGTAAGAAAAATGATGTGGAAACCCCACCGGGCTTGCTTCATGTGAATAGTAATTTGAAGAAATTGCGGCATTAACTAAAGTATAATCTGAACCGCCGGTAATGGTTAAAAGAGTATCTGCAACACCAACAATAACAAAATATTTTGTTGTTGTTTGAACCAATTCGATTTTGTCACCAACTGAATATTTTGAGGCACCGCCCGCGGCAATGTTAATTGTTGTTGCGCTTGCAAATGTCCACGATCCGCCCGGTATCCACCCGGCTTGTTTTTTTGCGGCAATATCAATTGTTGGATTTCCAGAAACACCATCACCATTAGTAAGAGAAATTGTATCTGTTGTTCCCTGAATAGTTCTTTGCGCCCAAGTATCAGCCGCGGTTCTGGCCGCTAATCCGGTTGATCCTAATCCTTCAATTGCTGATAAATCGTTTGCAAGTGCTAGTGTTGGATTACCGCCGGAACCGGTACCGTTTGAAACAGAAATACCCGCCGCCGGTGCTGTTAAGGTTCTAAGCGCCCAAGCATTTGCCGCGGTTTTGCAAAGAATTCCTGAAGTTCCAGAAAGCGCTTCAATTGCATTTAGATCGCCGGTCATACCAGCAAATAAAAGAAACTTATCCGAAGATTGATTATAAGAAAGAATGTATTTACCAACTAGAATTTCACCAACGGTTAATGCTGTACCGTCAAACCGGGCAATGGTTTTTGCGGTAAGCCCATTAATTGAAAGTGTTGGTGTTGTTGTGGTATTGCTTGCATTAAAAATAACGGCAAAATTTTCACCGTCATGAATTCGATCCATTGGAATGGAAACGGTTGCTGAATACGCATCAACGGCATTTGATGTTGTTCCGGCGTTGTCTAATGCCGCTTGATTGATTACTTCAGCCGCGTTGCGTTGCCATAATACCGAAGATTTTAGAAAATCGCCTATACTCATTTTCTTTCTAGTAAGCGATCAATCTTAACTTCAATGCTAACTAGCCTTCTATCAGTGTTTTTTTCTTCTTCAATGAATTTTGTTTCAAGCCTGTTTACTCGCGGTTCAAGTGTGTTAATTCCTTCAATCCAAGATTTACTTGTATAAGTAAAAAATGAAAACAAAACCCCCATTAGAATCATGGTTATGGTTGCCGCGTTGATAGAAGCTTTTAAACTCATGCCAGAATTTGCCCCGTTGGTTTTATACGGCCTAAAATTTGGTTTCTATAGTTTATTGTTTCAGTTGGCAATAGGTTTTGAATTTCATCAAAAGAAGTTGCGCCGGTTCTTTTTAAAAGCTTATCAAGATTCCCTAGCCCCCAATTATAGGCCGCAAGAGCAAGATTCACATCACCACCATATTTATCAGTTAATTGCTTTAGGTACATGGTGCCAAGAATTTTGTTTTGTTCCGCATTAAACGGATCGTATTTGCCCGGCAAGCCTGATTTCTTAAATAGTTCCTGGCCGGTGCTATCAATCAATTGCATCAACCCTTTTGCGGTTCCGTACCGAGTCACCGGGCCAACGGCGTTTGGGTTATTGTTCGATTCCTGATGAATTACAGATTGAACAAGAGCACCCAAATGATCAGGATTATCAAGATTTATATCTTGCTTCACCGCATCACCCCCTTTTATTGCCGGTTGCGTTACCGGTTCATTTTTTTTTTGAAGTCCGAAAACACTAGGCCTTGTTGGTTCTTTATAAGGTTGTTTTGGAGCAACCCTAGAACCGGCAACACCCGCGCCAAGGCCCAATGCTTCAGAAACGCTTTTATTCCTTGCATAATTTTCTAAAAGCGGCATTATTTTTGTTAATGCGTCACTTCCCCTTTGTGGATTAAAATAAATTTCTGCTAATCCTTGTGCAACATCATCCGGCATTTTGTTAGTAAATAAATCTTTCAATGCCTGAAGTTTGTTGCCGTTAAATGCTTTTGAAACTATTCCAACACCCTTTTCAAAATCATTTGCTTCAGCAAAATTGCCGTAAGTTGAAGATCCGGTATTGTAAGCCGCTTTCCCGGCGGCAATTTTCTGTTCTGTTAAAAGTGGGTTTATAATATCTTCATAAGATGGGCCAAGTGCCGCTTCAAGACGTTGCCGTTGTCGTGGTGTGCTAATCATGTTTTTAATAAGATTAGTTCCATCTTTGCTTTTTTCTACAATGTTTTG